GGCCGCCAGCGCCGCACGGGCAAATGCCGCCAGATCGGGCGGCGGGGCCTCACGCTCAGCCGCCAGCGGCTGGCCATCCGGCCCGGCGATGATCTGCTTGCCTTCCGCCTGCGCCGCCAGCAGCGCCGCATGGGTTTCGACAGTGATGGCCACCGCATCCACCGGCATGGACTCGCCATGAACGGCAGCGTGATAAAAACCGCCTGTGGCGGCGGAAAAATACAGGCTCATGCGCTCACCCCCCAATCGCAAACCAGAAAAAGCCGACGACTTCGCCAGCGGCAAAGGCCCCGGCATGGCGGAACCCGGAGAGGCCGAAACTGGTCAGATTGACGCCCTCGCAGATCAGCCGGACTTCGGTATGTTCGATACCGGTCGATGACGGCCCGTAAGTAAGCGCCTGCACATTTTTGACCCCGCTCGGAAACGCAATCGGGAAGGTGATGTTGCCCAAAACGGCTGCCGCCCCGACCGGGCAATTGGCCGAAGGCAGAACGCCGATGCCCCATTGCAGCAGCACCCCGTTGGGCAGGCGCTGATAGCCGGAGTTCCCCGAAAACGACAGGTTGCCGCCGCCAAACGCTGCCGACAGCAGCGCCCCGTCCAGAAAAGCATCCGCCGTCATGGCCTGCGCTTCGGCCACGGTCGCCCTGCGGACCAGCCCTGTCCGGGTCTGGGTGGCGGTGCGGCTGGCCAGCGATGCCGGAGTGACGGCCACCGTAGCCAGCGCCCCGGCCTGCGCTTCCGCATCCGTTGCCAGCCGGACCAGTCCTTTGACTGTCGTGGTCGCGTCCGGTGTGCGGCTGGCCAGCGACGCTGGAGTGACGGCCACCGTGGCCAGCGCTCCGGCCTGTGCTTCCGCATCCGTCGCCAGCCGGGCCAGTCCTTTGACTGTCGTGGTCGCGTCCGGCGTGCGGCTGGCCAGCGACGCCGGAGTGACGGCCACCGTGGCCAGCGCCCCGGCCTGCGCTTCCGCGTCCGTGGCCAGCCGGGCCAGTCCTTTAACTGTCGTGGTCGCGTCGGGTGTCCGCGCTGCCAGCCCGGCCGGAGTGACAGCGGCAGTTGTCAGCGTCCCTGCCTGTGCCTCGGCAATGGTGGCGAAGCGGGCCAGACCGGCAAGGGCGACGGTTGCTGCCGGGGCAATCTTGCTGGTCAGGGCCAGCAGCAACTGATTTTTAGCGGTGCCATCCAGGGGGATGCCTGCCGCCTCGATCACGGCGCAGATTTCCTCCTGAATCAGGTTCAGGAAGGCCGCTGTGACCACGGTGGCATCGTCCAGACCAGGCGTGCCCTCGGTGAAGCCGGGCTTGCCTGCGCCATGCAGATCAGCAACGGCGGACGGATGATTGATGCGCTGCATCAGGCTTCGCTCCCATATGCAAAAAGTACGATGGTGTGGGCTGGGCGGAGGCGGCGGAACAGACATTCAAGAGGGGTCTGCCGGTCGCGCCGCAGGCTGTCGCCCGTGCGGCTCTGTCCTGCCCGGAAACGGATCGGCGCGGGATAACCGGGCGCGCGGACACGCCATGCAAAGGTCCAGGGGTCGTTGGTCAGAGCTGCGCCCGCCCGGCTGCGGCCCGCCCGGAAAGGCCGGAATTCCTCAATCGCCACAGCCTGATTGAGCAGGGTGCGGGCCAGACCGATGAAATAGGCGCGGCTCTGCCCGCCGGTTGCGGTCAGTTTGGTGGCTGCTGCCAGCCGCCGTTCCTGCAAGGTCGATCCGGGCCGCGACAGGCAATCATCGGGCAGGCCCAGCAGGCGCTCCCAGTCGGGCAGCATCCGGGTGGCGGTGCGGGGGTCTGCTTCATCGGTCACGTCCCACAGCAGCCCTTCGGCCTCGGCCAGACCGTCCGCCATGGCCGCCAGCAGACGCATCAGGTTGCTGTCCGGCTCCCGCGTCCAGGCGAAACCCTGCGGCAGGAGGGCGGCAAGTTCAGCGGCATAGCTGATGGCATCGCGTCTCATGGCCACGGTCCGATGACGAGGCTTCCCGGCACCAGCATCTGCCCGGCACCAACGGTGAGGGCCGGTGCTGAGGGCAGCGTGATGCGATGGGCATATTCGCCCCGCCCGCTGCTGATACCCTCCGACAGTCTGCTGAGATAGGCAGTCCCGCCGATGGTGCAGTCGGCCGAGAACCATGCCGCTATTGCGTTGGCTACATCCGCCCGCACCTCGGCGCTGTCCGGGCGGACCTCGACGGTGATGTCGAGCGGCACCGGGGTAACGGCATAAACCGATACGCGGGCAGTGACGGGACGGTGCAGGTCGATATGGTCCCTAACCTGACTGATCTGATCAGCGGATGCGACCGGCGATGATCCGGAGACAGCAAAACAGACCCCGACCGTGCCGGGTCCGAACTGCTCCGGGTAAACGGCCACCTGCGTCACCCCCGGCACCTGACGGGCCCAGAGGATGTAATCCGATGCCGCCCCGCCGTGCGGCGGTGCCTGAATGCGGTCGATCAGCCGGTCACGCCAGAGGCTGACGGCCTCGGCTGCCATGCCGCCGGTCATGCCGCCGCCATCCCCGTCATCAGAAACCGTGACAGCAGGGTCCAGTCCGGTCACCGGCACAGCCAGTGTCATCCGGGCGCCCGGCGGCTGAGTGCCTGCCGGGCCTGTCTCGACAGCAGCCACCGCAACCGTGCCTGTGCCCCCGGCGGACAGGGTAACATCGGCCAACGTCTGATACACCAGCCCTGACAGTGACAGCAGCGCCCCGGCTGGCAGCACCACGCCGGGCAGGCCGGACAGGGCGACCCTGCCGGTCGCAACCGTCGCCGGACGGCGGGGGACGCCCCAGAGCGAGGCATGCCGTTCCAGCCAGTCCTCGTCGGCAACATCGGGCAGCACCTGATCGGCCAGCCACTGGCCAAAGAGATGAACAGGATATGTGGCCAGCGCCATTGACCGAGCGAGCGCTGCCAGCACGGAAGTGCTGCTGGTGGCATCCGCCCCGGCGATCTGCGCTTCGAGTTCTGCTGCGATGCGGGCTGCGATCTGATCGGGCGACGGGATTTCAAAAGGCATTGCGGGCCACCGGGATAGAGAGTGCGGCAGTCCCCAGCCGGACATGCAGCAGCAGGCGGGTGCCCTGCCAGCCGCCGGAAACCTCCACCTGTCTGCCTGCCGCCACCGCCCACGCCAGCCCCTCGCGGGCGTAGGCAATGGCGCGTCTGCGGACAGACTCGGTCGCTTTTTCGCGCCACAGCAGCCAGAGACGGCAGCCCAGCGCCTGCCCGGCCGGGTCCAGTGCATCCCCGACCCAACCGCGCCGGTCGGGCGGCAGATCGTCGGCCGCCAGCACACGGGCTGCGGGCATATCCGGCAGCGGGTCATCCGGCCGGGCGCGGCTGTCGCTGCCGAGGCTGACGATCAGCGCGGTGCGGCCGGTGGCATCCAGCGCCAGATCACCATTGGTGATGATGAGATCACAAATCAGACGGGCAGCGTCAAAATCCAGCGCCAGATCGTTCATCCGTGGCCTCCCATATTCTGATTGGGGCTGCCTGTTCCGCCATCGGGCTCAGGATGGGTATGTCCGTCATAAACGGCGCGCATCGCGCTCATCATGCTGCCGCCGCTATCCGCCCTGTCGATGATCTCGCCGGTCACTTCCAGCCGGGGCGTCTCGATCCGCACCTTGAGGGCAGCGCGGATCACCAGCGTATCGTCGTCGCACAGGTGCACCTCGGTGCCTTTGCTGTCGTAGAGGCTGACCTGCCCGGCGGTCAGATCGACCCGCCGGTGATTGCGTCCGGCTGGCGGCAGCGCCACCGGGTCCGACTGATCGCCGCCGACATGCAACAACAAAGTAATGCCGCCTGGGTGCGGATGGGCGGTGAGGCCGTAAGGCCACAGCACCTCAACATCCGCGCGGGCCTGCCCGTCATGGGCGGCCAATTCGGCCTGCTGCAGGCCGGTGCTGTCGCGCGTGATCCGGGCGATGGCCCGGACGATCAGCCCCCGTAGCGCCCCGCCAAGGCTCATAGCTCTTGCGCCTTGCCGTCCAGCGGGCCGGACGATTTGCCTTTGCTCTTCTGCTTCCGGGTTTCCTCTTCCGGCAGCAGGTCATAGGCTTCAGGCCCGACCAGCGTCAGGGCGGTCACGGTGCCGTTGGCATCGAACCGGTAGCTGACGCTTTCGATCAGCAGGCTGCAATCAAGAGCCAGCGATGGATCGACCACCCGGACAAGCTGGTTGGGCCGCCACAGACCACCGGTCGCTCCGCGCCAGTCGGTGACAGTTGCGGACAGGCGCAGACTGCGGCCGCGTGCCTGACGCATCGCCCAGAGGGCCTGATCCCGCACGGTGACGCTGCTGCTTTCGGTCCGCGCCGGAATGACTGTGGGGCGATACCGGCGGATGGTGGCATCCGGAACCGAGGCGCTGAGGGCCGTGCCTTCCGTTTCACGGGCAGCCGCCGGTGATGATACTGCCAGTGCTGATACTGCTGGTGCTGATACAGCCGGGGCAAACAGATCGGAGGCGGTGCCGTCGAGTTTCTTGCTGCCACCGGTCTTTTCAGCCTGCCCCTTGACCACATAGCGGCTGAAACGCTGGCTGTAGTCCTCTGTGCAGTCATTGCTGACCAGATTGACACCGAGATGCAGGCTGTCAGGAGCGGCATCGGTGCCGCCCCGGGTGAGTACCAGCCCGCCCAGCCCGTCGCTGAGGGGCAGCAGGGCACGGGCGCGGCACGCTTTCTCGATGGCCTCCAGCGCTGTTGCTTCCGGCTCAAAGGCATAGCGGGCAAAGGGCTGACCGACATCGGCCGTTGCGGAGACCGGAATGCCGAAGGGCTGGCAGATGCGGCGGGCGATGTCGAGGGCGGTCAGCCCCAGATATTCCATCGGGCCGTCCGGGGCAGCCGCACAATCCACCAGATCACCCGCGCGGTCACGCCCGGCCAGTGTGACCTCGAAAGCCTCGGCCGATGTCCGCGTCTGCAGGGCATCGACCCAGCCGATCAGCACGGCCTCATTGTCAATCCGCACCTCGGCCGACCGTCCGGCGCCGAGCTGATAGGCCTGCCGCGCCCGGTCGGGGCTGCTGATGACCGGTGCGCGTTCAGCGTCCCTTAAAACCAGATTGAAGGTGCCGCTCATGTCGGTCAGGCTGCGGGATATCTCAACCGAGACAAACTCCTCGAACGGCTGGCCGTCGATCAGCAGCGTGACCCGGCGGGTCGGTCTGACGGCGGCGCTCATCTGTCCAGTACCTCCAGCCGCACCGGCGGCAGACTGCCGGGGTGGCGGATGGCGGCATTGCGGCGGGTCAGATCGACGAGACGCCCGACAAGCGTGGCCGGATCATCGCCATACAGCCGGTGAAGGCCGACCAGAGCCGGGGTGCCGCTGGCAGGCTGCCAGTGCCTGACCGGGGGCAGAGTGCCTGCCCGCTGGCTCATGTCATCATATGTTGCGGTGCGCAGATCCATAGCCGACTGCCATAGCCCGGCGCGGGCCAGCGCGGCTCCTGCCCCTGCAGGTGCCGGGGTGGCGGCAATCGCCCGCGCGTGCGAGGCGGCGGCATCGGTCAGCAGAGATCGGCGGGCGATGGCGTCATCGCGCGAAGCATAGTCCAGTGCCTGAGAGGCGGCGGCAGCGGCGGCGGTCAGGGGCAGGCCCAACACGGGAGGGCTGTCAGCACCAGCCTCGATCAGCGCCTCAACGGCTCCCTGCTGCTGGCGGGCGGTCAGCCCCTGTACGACCGGCACTCCTGCCAGCGCCGGGGGCCGCGCCGGGGTCAGGCGGGTCAGAAGATCGGGGCCGATGGCGGCATACCCGTCCGCCAGACTGCCGGGGCTGGCGGCCATCAGCCGAAGCCGCGTGGTGACCGGCAGCAGATGGGAGGGCACGCCGCCCCGCAGACGGCGACCCAGAAGATACTCCAGCCGGTCAGCCAGACCGAGGATATGGCCCGCCAGCGTCAGCAGATCGCGCAGGACCATCAGCCCCAGCAGCAGGCGACTGCTGCGCCAGACCGCCGCCGCCGCCTGCGGTGTCGCCTGAGGCGCGCGGGGCTGGCTGGCCGCGCGGGCCTGCGGATCACTTGCGGCCGTGCGCTCGAAGGTCAAGGTGACGCGGGCGATGCGGCCCTCGCGCTCATCCCATGCAAATTCGGGCAGGCTGCCGGGGGCGATGACAGCCTCAAACTCACCGGCCCACGGATGGACCAGACGCCCCGGCCCCGGCTGCCGGACAGCCTGTTTCAGGGTCTCGACCTGATCCAGCACATCATCGCCGATCAGCAGGGCTGTCAGGCGGATCGGACCGTCCAGCGCGCCCATATCCTCATGGGCGGGGGTATCGCGGCCCGGAAAGTCAAAACGCTGAGTGCGGCGGCCTGTGGTTTCGCTGGCGCCGGTGACAAAAAATTCGACACCGCGCCAGCTGGCGGTCAGCAGCTGATCATGAAACCCCATGATCACGCCCCTGCCGCATACAGGCTGCCCGGATTGACATCGATGCCGGGCAGGTTGCTGCTGGTCTCCTTCACCTTGGCGCCGCCATCCGTCTCGATGACGATACGGCCTTCCAGCCGCGTCTTTTCACCTTCAGCGGGGGCCAACGGGGCGGCGGGGGCCAGCGGCGCTGCCGGAGCAGCCGGGGCAGCCGTGGTGACCGAAAGCCCCAGCTGCTGGCCCAGCCATGACTCCGCCACCCAGCCGACGCCCTGACGGAGCGCGCCCAGCACGCTGTCCACTTTGGACAAAGCCCAGTCCCACGAAGCCACGATGCCCTTGGTCAGCCCATCGAAAAAACCGGTCAGGGCATTAAACCCGGCTTTAATGCCCTCTATCGATGTGGTCAGCGCGCCCCCGGTCCAGGCATCGATCCGGGCGGCGATACCAGTGACCAGAG